ACGCTCATCCGCCACACGCGACAGCCATCCTTTGACGACAGTCTGACCAAACCGGACACGCATGTTTGCGATCTGCCAGATGGTCAAGTCCTGATGGTCCCAGGCTGTCAGCGTGTTTTCGATCAAACGAAACCGATCGCCAAGCGCACCGACCTTGAGCCAGAACTGATCATCCTGCTCCGCATCATCCGCGCCCCCACCCCCCCGCTTGCGGGAGCCCGCGCGCTTCGACTCAGTCTCATCTGAAGGGGGAAGGGTTTGATCTGCCAGCCATTCAGGCTCAGGTGGCACTTGGCTCTGCTCGCCCCCCACATCGATGCCGTCATCTGGCTTTCGATTTGGAACAACTGTGAACCTACGCGATGGCTCACGCGCAGGAATGGCTCGTGGCTTTGCAAGTCCTGCACGAATGCCGCTGTCCATCGTCCCATTGATCTCAGCATCAGCCAGGCCAACAGCGCGGGCGGCATCGGCAAGAGCACCCCTGATCGTTGACTCACTGATGCCACCTGTGTGCACCAGCTGCGCCAGGCCAAAGGCCTCTTCGTTGAGGACATTGTTGCGACCGCCGGAAGTCGTCATGCGCATGCGCTGAACACCTTGCTCGAGTGCGGCAAGACAATAGCGGGAGGTCTGCTTGGAGGCATCGTAGGTGCGGGCCAGTTCTGGATTACTGCCATTGGCGACCCGCGGCAATTGCTCGCGCCCCTTGACCAGCACACGCAGCCAAGACAACGTCTCTTGGCTGATAGCTGACAACTCACCAGTGCCACCGAACTCGCGACCGGTCACCGTAAAGAACTGCCGACCGCAAAAAACCTCAACCCCCACCTTGTTGCATTTGAAGGTTTCAGTCTCTCCACGGACGATGACGTGAATGCCCTTGCCTGAAGGGCTCAACTCTGTATAGCTTTGGCATCGGTCAATGATCTCTTGGCAATGGTCCGCCACATCGCCGTCATCAGGGTCAATGGCCCCATCGACGTCAATGCCGATCAGCCCATCACCCGGAAGAAATGCAAAGCCAATTCCGTCCCATCGGCCCGAATTGAGCGCAGCTACGGCCTGGGCCATTGTCCCAAGCGCCTGACGATCAAGCGGGTGACCCTGGTCTACCTGTGGCTGCGCCTCAGTTGGCTCTGCCTTCGCCCCCTTTGCTTTGGTAGGCATGCCATTGGGCCATCCACGCAGATTCCCGTTCAGGTAGTAAGGCATCTTGGATGGCTTGTCCTGCCCATCCTTTCGCACAAAGCGCCATACCAACCACTGAGGAATCTCCTGCAAGTCCTGCGGGATGCTGGCCAGGCGGTCAATCAAGGTTCTCAGTTCCTCACGCATGATGCACTCCATATTCTTTGAGTGGCAAACACCCCGCCGAACCGAATCGGATCAGTGTCAGCACGTTGATTCAGGCCCTAGCCCAAGTACGAATCGCCATGTCCAGCGAAATTTGAGGATCGTTCGATGCATCCTCAAGCTGGTAGACAAGTAGTGGGCGATTGCTATGGGGCATCTTCTGAATATCGACCTTGACCAAGCAACCAGAGCGGACCATGTTCTTGATGGTGACGCGGGCTGCCTCATAACCAACTTGCGCCGTCACAGCGAAGTCGATATAAGTGCCACGCTTCCGTTCTTGAACAGCATTTTCAATCGCTGCCCTGATCTCACCACATGGTCTGCCGCCTGGTCGCATGAGGCCCCCTTACAGAACCTTCATGACCGCGCAAAGGGCGGAAATGGCCTCCGCAACTTGATTGGCAACCTTGCGTCGCTCATTGGGCGTAACACGGCCATCAGCCAGCACCCGGTTGACCTCGCGGAACACATCACCCACCTCTGAGCCAATGCTGGCCAGAACAGTCGCCACCTCGGACTCACCCAACTCAGGCGCGGGCAAACAGACGTGGCCCAGCGATTGAGCCATCGCGTACAAAACGTCAAAACGGTTTGCCACGTGCTGCATGTGAACCGACTCAGACAGGCTGAGTTTGTGGAACTCGTTTGTCAAACTGACCTTGTGCGACAAGGTGTTGGGGCTCATGCCCATGCGCTGAGCCAGGGCAGGGACGCCGCCCGGGAATTGATGCGCAACACGGTAGGCAGCATCCCCCACATCACCCATGGATGATTTGGCAGCCGCAGCGACCATGTCGCCATTGTTTGCCGCATCAGACAGTTGCAAGATCTTGCTCATGATTCGTCTCTCTCCTTCAATCACTCACTTAATCGCTGGGGAACCCGGCAACCCAATTAGTTCAGGCCATATCTGCGCCCACTCCTCCGGGTTAGACTCCCAACGTCGAACCATTTGGTTCGATTCTTTTTCAATCAGGGCGCTGACTTTGGGATGCGGCCTGAGGCCCCGCTTCGCCCCTCTTGCGAGCTTCCAAAGGTATTTCTCGGTGGTCCCGCACTTGGCGGCCAACTCGGAAACGCTGTTTGGAGGAATACTTTTCAGGTAGGGATGCAGTTCCATTGGCAAATCATAAACCATTTGGTTCGGTTTTGGAAGCGTGAACCGAACCGTTTGATTAAGTCGTGCGAGCCTAATTGGCCGCATGAGCGAAGACCGCATGATCCGAACCGATAACCTCAACCTGGTCGTATCCCAGCGGAAGCTGAATTGCCCGCCACGAGCGGGCTTTTTAACCACCTAGTTCGGGGGGGCCCAAACAAACCGAACTGTTTTGTTTGACAAAACCCGAACCAAATGGTTCAATTACTCCATCACAACGCGGGAGCGCAAGATGGAGCAAGCAAGCATTCAAGGCCTGGTGAGCCATGCAGAAACCCACCACCGACAACCAGTCATTCGCAGCGGCCACTCGCCAGAGCTGCTAATGGACCCTGTCGAGTTCTCTATGTACGGCTTTCCTCAGCCGATGCCCTTCCCTGCCAATGACGCATCGTTGGCACTTGGCAGCGAGCCGGATGACAAGCTGCAAGAAGCCGCAACGCATGCTGCCTACATCAAAGGCTTGAATGAAGGCTTGCAAGAAGCGCACGCGGCCTACAAAAAGGGCTTCGACACCGGCAACAAGAACACGACCGCATGGGCTTTTGGTGGCGCCGCCTTCGGCGTGATCATCATGATGATGTGGGTCGCAGCCTTCCCTGATGCCGCTTCACTGATCATGCGCGTGCCTGCTCCTGATCAATTGCCTCCCATGACTGTCGCCACATCTGGCCGCTGACCAAAGGTGACGGCAATGACTGCCCTACGCTTTGAAGGCCAGTTGGCCGCTAACGCCGAAACACGCATGCATGCAGACGGCACCGCCGTTGTGATCGTGCAGTTGGATCAGCACAAGTCAGCACCAGTGCTAGCTATCCGGTCATTTGGCAAGGGCTTGGCTGCCTCGTACGCAGCAGGCAGCGCGGCCAATGCGATGCGCAAGGGCATGACCGTCACCGTCCACGGCGAATCTGTTCGCACTTCGACGTGGCGCGGCCAGCGCGTAGTCAGGATTGAAGGCGTCGATCACATCGAACACCAGGCGCTGATTGCGCGCCACGAACCAGCGGCACAGGCCGCCTAAATCATGAGCACTTACTACGTTGGCCTATCCGGCAAAGCCGGATCGGGCAAGGACACTGCAGCCAAATTCTTGAAAGAAGCGCTCGAAGCACGTGGAAAACGTGTTGAAACGCTGGCCTTCGCTGACCCGATCAGATGGATGTTGCTATCGCTTGGCGTGCCACAGCAGTACATGATGAACCGGGACCTCAAGGAAGAACCCATTCCTGGCTTCAATGGCTGCAGCTATCGCCAACTGGCACAGACTTTGGGCACCGAATGGGGCCGCCACTGCCTTGGCAATGAATTCTGGCTGAAGCAGGTGGAACGCCGATTGTCGGTTTGGCGTGAGATTCACCGAAGCCCTGACGTCCTGATCATCAGCGACGTGCGCATGCCCAATGAGGCCGCCTGGATCTTGGCACGCGGCGGCATGCTGGCTCATGTCGTCCGGCCACACATGGACCCAGTGCGGGAACATGAATCCGAGGGCTATGAGCTGCCATTCACATTGGCCATTCACAACGACAGCGACCTCATCAGCTTGCGCTCACGGTCAAGCCTGTTTGCCAACACTGTACTCAACTGCATCGAGATGGCATGGGACAAGGCATGACGACCGTTGTTCCATACCTTTGGATCTGGCCAGGTCGTCCTGGCGGCTACGTGCCCGTGATCGCAGATGAGTTTCTGAACGATCCACGGTTAAAGCAACGTGAGGCCGCAAAGAACAAGGGCAAGACCGGCACCGATGTGCTGTCTAACCGATCGATCCCTGGAATCAGCGCCAAGGCAGACGCAAGCATCGAACGGTACCGCAAAAACGCACTGGCTATCGAAAAGAAGCAGGCCAAGAAACAAAGGGCCAAGCCCAAAAAGAAGGATTGATTTATGGATGCCCAGAAGTCTGGTGAGCGACGGCTTTTTTCTCCGTCAGTTAGCTCCTCCGTCCCAATAGCCCCGGGTTACGCCGGGGGCATCCGCCCTATTCCCACTCAGCGTGAAACCCTTGTCTGGTGTGCCACAGGCGACTTGCCTGATGCCGACGAAACCGTCCTGGTCACCCTGGACGGATCGGACGAGCCCACATGGCTTGGCTTCCACGATGGGGATTGCTGGCGTGACGCCTGCTCAGGTGGCGAGTTCGGAGGCGAGGTTTTCAGTTGGACGCCGATGCCTGCCGGATTCAACCCACGCGCAGGGGTAGGTATCGCATGCCAGTCTGTGATCGACCAGCTCGAGGCCATTGGCCAACAGCGTTTGCCACTGTGAGCAATCATGGCCAAGTCAAAAAAACCCCGCAAAGCCTACCGCCCGCACTATTCACGCGACGCACAGCTTGAAGCAGCAACAGATGCACTATTCAAACGCTCGGCTGAGTCTGTGAACCAGGCCGCAGCCGATGACATTCTGTTGTCGCTTGACGCCTCTTGGCTTCATCTGCGCAAAGGCACGGCCACTGCGCTTGATATGAATGCGCTGACCACCGCGGCAAACATGGCCGTTGTCCTGGCTGAAAAAGGAGTTGGCGCCGAATTCCTTGACGTTTGCTGCAAGGCATCCATTGAGTTGCAGCGCGTCAAAACCTACCACGCCCAATGCGGCCGATACGTCGCCTCAGGCCTGGGCATCAAGTTGATCAGAGAAATGATCGACGTGCGCTACGCACAACTGACAGCTGACGGCTATTGCGCCGGGCTGGACTACCAGGCTGCCCAGATCGTGGCTGATCGAATGAGGGAGGGATGCGTGTTAACCAACGCAGACCTCAAAGCAGCTTAACGAAGGAGCATCATGAAATCATCGACAGCAGAAATCACGCCCATGCTGGGCACCGCAATGGATGGCGGCTTCTATGCCGGCCGCATCAAGATTGGCGATCAAGCCTTTACGCTGATCGTGTCGCCTAAAGATCAAGGCGAGCACGAAGGCAACAAATGGATTGGTGATTACAAAGATGTGCCAAACGCGCTGTCTTGGAATGACGGCCAAGCCAACACAAAGGCCATGGCTGAGGCTGGCAGCGAGTTGGCCAAGTGGGCAACAGGCCTGTCGATCAATGGCTATGCGGACTGGTTCCTGCCAAGCCAGGAGGAGCTAGAAATCATCTACCGCAACCTGAAGCCCACAGCCGACGAAAACTCACGCTGGGCACGTTCAGGCATCAACCTGTCGGCCATTGAACCGACTCGCCCCTATACGGCTACAGCACCCGCCCAAACCCAGGCTGAGGCGTTCCAAGAAGGTGGCGAGCAAGCCTTTGAAACGACTTGGTACTGGACATCAACGCAGCACGCGTCCAACACAGGCTATGCCTGGTGTCAGTACTTCGCCTACGGCGACCAGGACCACGGCGACACGATCTTCAAGTTCCGCGCCCGCGCCGTCCGCAGATTGCCCATTTAACCCTTTACCAATTTCAAAGGCCATGCCGGCCGATCAAGTCTTTGAGACCGGCAACAGCTACCTTGGCCTGATTCGCCAAGCATCCCATCGACATACAGATCAAGCCCGAGTCGCCAAAGCTTTGCTGGCTCGCGGCCACTGCGTCAAAGCAGATCTGACCAAGATTTACAGGACAGCTGCATGAACCAAGCGCAATACCTAGAGCGTCATTACGACAGGCTTGCATTGCGCTTGTCGATCAATGACGGGCTTGCCAAGAGGCTGGATTTTTCTGGCATGCCGCTACCGGCTATCGCTGTGTACCAGTCATCGTTTGGCAGAGACACGCTGATGCCGATGACGAGGCGATTGACCGAAGCACGCGAAGGGCTCAGGTGCCTGGCGATGCGGTGGCTGTTGCTGGCCGACAGGAAGCGAGAGGTTGCACAGGATGTGCAGCCGGTTGAAAAAACAGAACAGATGGAGCTATTCGCATGACCACATCAAACGAACACAACAACGCGCCTGCTGTGCCGCAAGGCTGGCGTGATGCCGCATCGGCAGCACTCACGCTACTGAATAAAACGCAGAGAGCGCTCGGCAATAACCTTGCGAAGCACCCTGCCGACCATTTCGCAACTGTAGGCGAACTGATGGGGATGCACGACTGCCGAGATGGATTCCTTGTCAGATCAGGCTTGTCTGGAATCTTGAATGACACCGACCCATCGACTAATGAACCTTGGCCAAAGAGTGAGCCCGTGCGCCTGTCAGCATCGCGCATTGGTCGCGTCTATGTAGCTGGCCCAATGACTGGCCTTCCAGAAAGAAACTTCCCGGCATTCAACCAGGAAGCAGAGCGCCTGCGTGCTGAAGGGCTGCAAGTGCTCAATCCAGCTGACCACGGAATCGTGGATGGCGCCGACTGGGCCGACTACCTGCGCCACGATATTGCCGGCCTTGCCTCGTGTGAGCGGATTCACCTTCTGCGCGGATGGACAAAATCGAAAGGCGCCTGCCTTGAGATGACCATTGCAAAGGCATTGGGGATGACCGTTACTTATCAGGTCGACGCAGAGATGGAGCACAACAACGCGCCCGCTGTGCCGCAAGGTGAGCCGACAGAAGCAATGTTGACTGCTGGACTGACTGCCGCGCCAGAAATGCCACTTTCGATGAATCAGTTTGGCAGGCTAGTCGAACTGACTCGTGAGCACCTGTCAGAAAACACGTTTGTCTACAAGGCCACATCATCATCCGGCGAGACCTGCTATTTTGGCGTTGAGTCTGCCGCGAAGGCTTGGGCAAAAGGCGGGACAGTCGAAGCCATCAAGGTGCGCGAGTTCAAGCTGCACCCACTGGCGCCGACTGCCGCGCCAGTGGGTGAACGCGAGGCGTTTGAAGAATTGATTGAGGAATTCGAAGCCGCTGCCATCGACAAGCAACGTGACGCTATGGCTGAGCTTACGGCAAAGTACAAGGAGCAGCTTGAGATTCAAGATAGGCTGTCCAAGTTTGGCCTTGAGTATGACAAGCTTGGCCCTGCGCAGAAAGCTGTCATTGCTCTGAAGGAGCAGCTTAACAAGCTTGAAGTGTTTGGAGGCTCAGAGAGTGAAAAGAACTTTGCTCGTGCCCAGCTTGCCACAGCGGAAATGACTGCTGGACTGGAACGCCGCAATGCCCACACAATCGACGTTCTCAAGAACGAAGCCGCCCTGCAAGAAAAGGAAGAGACTAAGCTCAAGAGCATCAATGACGAAGTGGAAGCCATGCGCATCAAGGTGGCTACCTACGGCATGGCCAAGGGCGAGGCAGAACGTCTTGAGGAGGTGGAGACCCGTAATCGTGTCGCCCAGCTTGAGGCCATGCCAGAGCTTACAGCAGCTCAAGTGACTCTGATTGGGACGCTGAAGGAGCAGCTTGTTGCCCGGGAAGCGTTGACAGCAGAAGCCACGAAGTATGGTCAGCTTGAGATTGACGACAAGTTTGCCAAGCTCTCACTTTTTGATTGGAGGTTCTTTTTGATAAAAGAAGAGTTTTGCAAGATATTCGACACTACGCAAAAAATCCGTCGGGCAGAGCCCGCCCCGTATAGGCATGAGGTGCGGAGGTGTGAATATCACGGCTTGACAGGTGTGCACACCTGCGATTATTCTAGAGTTCTGCATGTATGAGATTTTTATCTGTGCTTTTGTTGGTTTCGTTGCTGGTTATGCCTTCGCTTGGGCATGCCTTGGTCGACGAGACAGCCAATAGGGCGCTTTCTTCGGGCTATACGAATGAAACGGAGGGTGTGCTTTGGGTGATGGTAACGTGCAGCTATCAGCCTGCCGTTACCGACGGGGTTTATAATATCAAAGCTGTTGTGGATAGTTTTGATCCCGTCATGCAGCATACTGTTCCTTGGGAC